TGCCCTGGTCTCTCAGCAGCTGACGATGCGGCTGGATACGTTTCCGTATGAGTTCGAGCTGCCGCGGCCGCCGATGGCGACTAGCGGCACACTCACGGCCACCGCGATCACCTACGCTCTCGATCCTGGCAGTGCCAGCACAGCGACGCCGACGACCACCACGCTGTCATCCACCACCTATCGCGTCGACCGCGACGACACGCCTGGCAAGATCCGCACCGTATACAACGGCACATGGCCAAGCCACTTAACTGATCCGAATGCGGTCACGGTGACCTGGTGGGCTGGCTACGGTGCCGCGGGCTCAGATGTGCCGCAAGCGATTCGGCACGCGATTCTAATGCACGTCGCCCACCTCTACGAGCGACGCTTGGCCGCTGACAGCCAAGCCAGCAACCAGGTGCCGTTTGGCGTGCGTGCCCTGCTCGACACGTGCAAGTGGGGCAGCTACGCATGATCAGACCTGGTGAAATGCGTGAACGCGTGACGGTTCAGACACCGGCCACGAGCACCAATAGCATTGGCGAGACAACGCTCACCTGGTCTGACGTGACCACTGTTTGGGCCGCCGTCAACGGTGTCAGTTCCAGCGAGGCACTCGTGGACGGCCAGCAGGAAAGCCGCATAACGCACCGCGTGCGACTTCGATATATCGACGGACTAAAACACACGGACCGTTTTCTGTGGCGCAATAGAATTTTGCAGATTGTCAGCTTGCTGGAATATGCCAATCGTTCTGAGCATGTAGCAACGTGCGAGGAGGTCGAATAGTGGCAAAGTACCTAGCAAAGACAAAGATCGAGTTTCCCGAGATCAAGCAGATTCAACGAAAACTTCAGGAAAGATTTGCCCCGAACGTCAGAGCCAAGTTCCTTGGTGCAGCACTAAAAAAAGCCACAAAACCAGCTTCCGATGAGCTTAAGAGGCAAGTTAAGCAAAACTTTAAGCGTGTCAGCGGCAATTTGCTTCGCTCCGTAACGTCGGTAGTGAGAAGATACCCAAAGACAGGAAATGCAGTAGGTCTGGTGGGCTTTGAGGCTACCGGATTAAAGCGGATCCCTGGCGGACCAGTTGAAAAAGGGAAAAACAGAGGCTTTCACGCCGGACGGCTTATTTTCGGCACAGAGCGGCGACGAACAGATGGCTCTGTAGCTTCTAGCTATAGGACTCGTGGCGACTTTGTGATCAAGAAGCGAGCTAAGCGTGGCAAGTTTGCGGGTTCAACAAGGGTTCGTACCACTCCCAGGTATCCGAAGGCATTTTTCAAGCGTGCTGCAAGCGGTGAGTCTGTGGATGTTGGCCGAATCTATGGAAACGACGTTATCTCAAAGGCTTTGCGTGCATCGTCTTCAACCATCCGCAGGGTACTGCGAGAACAAATGAGCGACGTTGTGGAGCGTGCTGCCCGCTATCTTGAGTCAGACTTTGCCAGAAAGAATCGCCGCTGATGTTTAAGTCGCCGGAATCTGTCCTTCGGAATGCGATTATCAGTGATTCCTCTGTGACATCTCATATTGGTCACAGAGTTTTTTCGGATTTAGCCGCTTCGCAAGACGATTTGCCATTTATTACCTACCGCCGCACCGACATCAACAGAGAGCAGACTCTAGGAAGCCCGATGGGAGTCCCGCGAGTTGCCGTAGAGTTCACGATTTTCGCCACAACAAGGCTTGAAAGCCGAAAGATTGCAGACGACGTGCGGAGAGTTCTGGATGGGTTCGGTGGCTATTTCGACAATACACAGGTAAGGCAGACAAGCCTTGAAAGCGAGTCCGATGAGGTCGTCGCACTCGATGGCTCGGAGATGCCAAACGCATACGCGATATCTCAGACCTACGACATCTGGTGGCAGGAGACTTGATCTATGGCGACAACGCCACATGACAGCAGCGGAACCACATTTGTTTTCGCTGGCACGACCTTTACGGTTACAAATATCACAATCAACTTTTCCGATGTAAGCGGGCAGACAGACCGCATCGATATTAGCCACCTTGGTCAGACAACTGGCGAGACAATGGCCACGCAGAAACGGCCTCTTGTCGGCTCGCCAACTGGCGAGACAGGCAAGGAGGTCAGCTTCGACTACATCGGCACCACGCAGCTGGCTGGCGGAACGACCGGATCCTATTCGCTCGCTGGCGGTTCTTCGCTGTCTGGCACCGCCACGATCGTTTCAAGCAGCCTTACGCTGTCCGTCAATGACGTTGTGCGTGGAAGCGCAACCGTGAGAGTGACTTGATCTGTGGCGACGTACTCAACTGGAATCAGCGTGACGTGGGACGGCACGCCGTTTACGGAGGTGCGTGAGCTTGCATGGAACTACGGCGGCGGCCGAACTGGCCGTGCCGTTGCCTGGACAGCCGAGCAAGGACAAGTCAGCGTTAGCTGTCTGGGAACAGCGAACACAAATATCAGCAACTTTGGGACACGTGCCCAGCTGGTGATAAGTGGCGGCGGGGCTGGACTCACAACGTATGCTGTATGGGAATCGGTGGCAGTTGCACCTGAGCGTAATGGTGTGACGCAGTACACCGTGACCTTTAGGATTGTGGATTCATGAGCCTTACAAAAGATCAGATTCTTGCAGCTGACGACTTGGGCCTCTTGGAAGTTGACGTTCCAGAATGGGGAGGCAGCGTTTTCCTCAGAGTCATGACCGTAGGAGAGCGTGACAGCTACGAAAACGACTGGATGATTAACAAGAACAAAGGCGTCGACAACTTCCGCAGCAAGTTTTTGCAGCGTGTTCTGTGCGACGACCAGGGGACGTTGCTGTTCAGTTCGGAGGAAGTGGAAAAGCTCGCCAAAAAGTCAGCGCGCGTAATTGCACGGATTTGGCAAGAGGCAATGATCCACAATGCGTTGACCGACGAAGATGTCGAGGATCTCGCAAAAAACTAAATCTGCGGCCAAGCCGATTGTTTTTGTTTCGGTTGGCCGCACAACTTGGCATGACGGTCGCACAGCTATGCAACACTATGAGCAGCAAAGAGCTGAGCGAGTGGATGGCAGTGCACCGGTACTTCATGCCTTTAGCAGATCCGTGGCATCAGACTGGAATTATGGTGGCTGCATCTTTGGCCCCATACTCAGGAAAGGGTCAGCCACCAGACCCGAAAAAGTTTGTGCCTATAGAAACGCCGCCGCAGCACCCAGAGCAAATGCGGCAAGCAATCGAGCTGCTTCGCCAGCAACTAAGAGGTGAGTGATGGCACGCGGCCCTGGATTGTCGATGAAGATGACTGCCGACACAGTCGGCATCTCTCGCGGCATCAATCGAACAGAGAGGCTGCTGGGGCAACTCACTAAGTCGACGCAACAGGCTACAAACGCCATGCGAGGCTTGGTGGCAATCGAGGTTGGCAGGATTGTGGCCAATGGGTTTAGGGCTGCGTCCAGTGCTGTAAGCAGCTATATCAGCGACATCCGCACGACGGTTGATGAGACGGCAAAACTTGCCGCACGCACTGGCATTGCGGTGGAGGCCTTGCAAGGGTTTCAGGTCGCTGCTGGGCTATCTGGTGTTCAGAATCTAGAGGGTGCTGTTCAACGTCTTACGATCTCTATCGGAGACGCAGCGCAAGGAAATAAGACAGCGGTAGATGCCTTCGACAGGCTTAACCTTTCCTTTGAGCAGCTGAGCCGCCTGAGGCCGGAAGAGCAGTTTCGGGCAGTCGCTAGGCAGATTAGTGCACTGCCAACAGCTGCCGAAAAGGCCGCAGCTGCAGCGGACTTGTTTGGCAGAACTGGTGTAGAGCTGTTGCCTCTCTTTGAAAGCAATCTTGCCGACATTGAAGAGCGTGCCCAGCGGCTTGGACTTATTCTTTCTGGTCCGCAGACGAAAGCGATCGAGGACATGAACGATGCGCTTTCGCTTGTCGATCAGACATTCCGTGGAATCATTGCACAAGTCACGGCTAATCTCGCACCAGTTGTCACCAAACTCACAGAGATGTTTTTAGAGTTCGTTGAATCGTTTAACGATGCAGGCGGCGGCGGAACTGGAATCGCTAATGTGCTGACAGACGGGCTTCTTCGCTTTGCCACCTTTCTTGGCAGAATTTTTGATCAAGTGCTTATTGGCCTTGGGCAGTTTGGTGACAACTTTGAAAACAACATGGCAACCCTAACTGCGGCAGGGCAGATTTTTACAGCAGTCGTTAATAGCTTGCGTGTCGTCTTTCTTAGCTTCCAGAATGTTGGACTGGCCATCCGCAGGATTGTTGCTCAGATTCCTGGTGTCGGCACGGAAGACGTTGGCGACATTATGGCTTTGCAAGCTCAAACGCGAGAACAGATTGATGCTGCACTTGCAGGAATTGGAGGATCTGGTGCTCCGGCCGAGGGCGAGTTGCCACAAGGCCCAGGAAGAATAGAGCAGCTAATCCTTGAAAGCATTGAGGAAAGAGAGCAACGGCTTGCCAATGCCTTGCAAGGTGCTGAGCAGCAGGCTGATCAAATCAACCCGCTGATCGCATCGTTTGTCGGGCGTGCCGTCGATATTGCTCGCCAAGCATCTGGCGGCGTGAAAACGGTCATTACGGATCTTGCGGACAACGTTAAGAAGGGCGCAGAAAACATGCGCCAGACAAACGAGCAGCTTGCCCGGCTCTACGAACAGCTCGGCGAAGCAGAGGCTGAACAGCTCCAGAGGTCGTTTGAAAACCGCCAGCGTGCCCTTGAGGTTTCCGACATCCGCAGTGGCGGTATCGCAAGCGTGATTGCTTTGGCGACAGGACGTGAAGACCCGGCACTTGATGAAGCCCGCAAGCAATCGAGGAGGCTGGAAGAGATTAGAACGGAAATCCGCAACCTCGGCGGCACAGTAGAAATCGCAGGTGCCGCATGAGCGTACTCTCAGCACGTGAACTCGTTGGCCGAGCCTTTCAGCATCGCTTTGGCGACTCGCCCACTGCCGAGCTCCGCTATGCTTTAACTCTGGATGATCCGGCGACCAGTCAGCAGGAAATGCTTAATTACGTTGGCATTTTCCACGGTTCGTTTCACCCTGAGTACAGTTTCCTGCGGTGCACCGAAGGAAGCATTAGCGAGGGAGACCCAGACCCGTGGCACGCCGTCATTACGTACCGCTACGAGGTGCCGCAGCGTGGCAATAACGAGTTTGAGCCAAACCCACTGGCACGGCCCGACGTGTGGTCTTTTAGCACAGGCGGTGCCCAGGTGCCTGCACTGGTCTACTACGAAGGTGCTGGCAATGACGACATTCGCAGCCTGACAAACACAGCTGGCGAATACTTCGAGGGATTGCTGGCAGAAGAAGCGGAAATCCGTGCCAGCATCAGCGGCAACCGTCCGACGTTTCCTCTGGCAACCGCAGCGGCTGTCACAAATGCCATAAACAGTGCGCCATATCTTGGCGGTGCGGCGTACAGCTGGAAATGTGCTGGCATCGGTGCACAGCAGAATACGGAAGTAGTTAACGACATTGAGATCAACTACTGGTCTGTGACAGTTGAGCTGCTGTATCGCCAAAGCGGATGGCAGTTGCTGTTGCCGAATGTTGGCTTTAACTATCTGACAGGTGGAGATCCAGCGAAAGCCAGCGTGTACGTGCGGGACGACGCACCAAACTCTCCAACAAAAGGCAACGACATTCCAGCTGTCAATCCGCAGCCACTAGATACCGACGGCAGCCTCAAGTACACGGGCGGCAGCTTTGGGCCGCCAGACATTCTGGAACGTCGCATCAATCCAGTTGTCGATTTCTCCACATACTTTGGAGTTCCACCGTTCTAATGCCAGACATCAACTACACCATCAACGGGCAGATCGGCAAAGGCTCTCTGTCCCAATCGTTTGCGGCCAGCGGCGTGACAGCCAACATGGCCAGTGCTGGCGTCGTCGCGGTGACGCTTGAGCTGGGCACGACCACCACGCAGATCACCACAACTGACATCGGCACGCTGGGTTTGGCCTTCTGCCGCAGCCTCGCGACAGAGACGACACATACCGTGAGCTTCGGCCGCCTCGACAGCAATACGCTCTACGACGCTGTGCGTCTCAAGGCCGGTGAGGCCGCGGTGCTGCGGCTCGCACCAGGCGACTACGCGGCAAAATCAGCTGTGGAAGGCTCGCGGCTGGTCGTCACGATCTATGAGGACTGAGCGTGACCGTTCAACGTCCAGATGGCAGGAATAGCGGGCAGCGAGTTTCATTCACTCGCCAAGGTGCTGACCGCATTGCACGCGTTGTGCGGACTGTTGAGGCAGGCGACAAGAAAGGACAGCCGCTAAAGTTTTCGCCACGGCTGGCTGCACCAGCGGCAGGCACAATCCGCGTCTGTACGTTTACTGCGTCATGGGACAAGAACACAGACCAGACCATCACGCTGAAATACCAGACGACAACGCCAAATACGCTTGTGGCCACAAACCTGTTTGCAGACATTAGCACAGCTAGCACGGCAGCAAACT